CCATGGCTTGCTTGATTAATTAAATCAGTAGTACCGCCGCCACCAATTCCAGACCATGCAGCATTTGCATATCCTTCGAAGGAACCAGAAGTGCTATTATATCGAACCATTCCATTTGTAGGAGTTCCCGGTCTCTCTGCTTCTGTACCGGCAGGTAGAGTAAGTGCTCCTGTTGTCAAGGCTGTACTAGATACTGTTTTATTGAGAAGAGATTGAGATGCGTCTGTTGTAACAAGTGCCGAAGAGTTAGGTATGGAATTTCCAGAAACAACCGCTCCGGTTGCATCTCTTCTAATTACTTTGTCGGCATCAGCAAGTACTGTCTTAAGAGAAGAAATTGCTATATCAGATAAAGTATTATTGTCTCCATCAATTGTTTTATTTGTAAGAATCTGATTGTCGGATACGCCAACTGCTGCACTTCCCAAAGCATTTATATATTGAAATTCTGTATTAGTTACAGATCCGTCTGCAATCTTAGTAGCATCAATTCCTGCAGCACTATCTACATTAACGTTAGCAATTTTAGCAGAGATTACTGCACCTGATGCATTTCTAACCAAAGCTTTATCTGCATCTAATAGTTCTGTTTTAAAGTCAGCAGGCTCTACGTTACTGAGAGAGTTCCCTGTACCGTTTGCATCAAACGTCTTATTAGTCATTGTGGCCTGTGAGGTGGCCGACATAAGTACGCTGTCTGTATTTTCCGGAGGAAGTTGTACATCTCGAGCAGCTGTATAGGTTACGGATTGATTCGGACGCAACGTAATCTCTTGTGAGTTCTTACGAAATACGGCAGAAACTAATTCCTTTATTGATCCAAATAACTTCATTTACGTTGTTCCTTCTATGCCATTGGTTTGGCTGTTTGTCCCGACCTGCCTCGGGTATTATTCTTCTTCCTGCTTTGCTGCCGCAGGAGGCATCTTCATTTTATTAAGTGCAGACTTGGGTGCAACAGAATCTGCTTCATCTGGAAATTGTTCTCTAAATGCTTGAATACCTGCACCGATAGCATTGCGCCTAGCATGAGCCCCTACTGAGGAAATTTTACCTTCTTTTAGCATTTGCTCAATTTTTTTCAAAGCTTGCATCTGTTCATTAGTCATCCGTATCTAACTCCTATATTGCAAGAATAAGTATTCGCCAGCCCGAAACTCCCGGAGTTTCACTAGCGGTTAAGACTACAGTATTATTGTCTGTTCTAACCGTCGTGTCAATACCAATCGACTCGCCATTAGATTTATCAAAAAGTTGAATCATTACATCAGTAGTGCCTAAATTATGCACAACCGTCTTAACGATTCCATCCGCCGTAATCCAATCGGTTTTATATGCTTGGACCGGCACGGGTTGCCAGCTCGGTATTCCAGAAGATACCGTAAGTACATAATCTTCCGTACCATTTGCTAGTTTAGATACATCAATATTTGCCGAAGCTGAAATTTCTGAATTAGTTATAGGAGGTAAATTAGCTGTCGGAAGTAATGCAGAGCCGTCCAACGGTGCATAACCATTGGGTACGTCTCTATTTGCTGCATCTTCTTTACCATTCCATGAAGACTTTTCTGTATCAGTCACAAATCTGTAACTGCTGGATTGTATTATGTTTGCGGGGTTTGTAGCGTCCACATTTGGAACGTCTCCCAAGCCAACTTTGGTCGAAGGCAAGGTTGGAATATCGTCAGGTACAAGAGCACGGAACGTAGGTTCTGCTGCTGCTCCTGTTGCTGGGCCTGCATAGACTTCATTACTTGCTTGATTAGCTTTTGTAAGTGTAAGGGTGCCGTCGGTCGTAACCGGGTTGCCTGATACAATGAATTCGACTGGAGCCGCAAGATCCACACTTGTGACTGTACCAACGCCGGAGGAGTCAACCCACGTGAGATTACCCTCGCCATCGGTCGCCAAGAGTTGGTCTTCAGACCCGTAACTATTAGGTAGCTTAAATGTAAGGTTTTCCGTCTGCCCGCTTTCCGCCGGGGCAAACGCCGTTGTATATGTCCCATTATCAAGCTCCAATGTAGAAGAAGTTCTAATCGGTTCAGAAGACGTAAGAAGTCCAGTTAATACTATCTCATCTGCATAGATAGTAAGAGCTGATAATTGTCTAGCTATATCTCCAATCGTAACAGTACCTTGTCCCGATCCTCCTAAATCCGGAGAATTGGGATCAATAATGATTCCTGTTTGCGATCTTATATTTAGTGTGCTGGTTGAATCTACGAGAAAGGTAGATCCGAGAAGGTCGATTTGAGTTAAATTATATTTCGCATTGGCAGTAAGATTACTGTCAACTCGAAGTTTTAAGTTGGGAGTTAGGGTTGTCGCCATTTCGTTCTCCTAGAGAGGGAGGCCCTGTACCTGCCTCACACCGGAGGCAGGCCATCGGGTGGGTTATATTATCCTTTAATCAATGCCCAGCAAAGAACGTGATCTGTTGAAGGATCGCCGCTCAATGTAACTGTGATAGAGTCGGTACCTGCAGCGGCTCTTAGAACCGTGCGTGGAACTGCTCCTGCAGTCTGCAGAGTAACAAGCGCAATGTCTGCCGACGTAGCGCCCGGTACAGAAATAACTTCCGTAGCGTCGCCGCCTGCAGTCTGATGCTTACCTGCCTGTGCATATTCTGCTACAGACTGAAGCATCTTGCGTTCACGCTGGTTAAAACGTTGTTCTGGGTAATTACCGGCTGCTGCCGCTTCTGTTCTTAGATTAGGTGCTGACATAATTTATTTCCTTTCGATTAGTAAGTCATCTATCTCTTTCGAGCAAGGGGTGACTAGCCCTCAGGTTAATTGGTGGGGCAAGCCTGCCCCGAACTCACCACATAACTCAGGTGACTAGATTGGTGGGGGTCTCTCCCCCCGGGTCACACCACTCTGCACTCAGGCTATTACGTCGTAGACTTGCCTCTCCCAAGGTGTCGGGAGCCCTCTTGTGAATCCACCTGTCCCTGTGGGAGCAGGGACGATAGGAAGACTAGGCGGGGAGATTAGCTGTTGGAGAAGTTTCTGATAACCGCAACCGAAGCTGGGTGCTTACAGATAACTACGCCGATAGCTTGCATGTAACTTACAACGGTTGCTACGAAACCAGAAGCACTTGGCTTAAGGTGGAAGTCGCCGCCGCCCGGAGCCTTGACTGTTTTGAAGTCAGATCCGTGGAACTCGAGAACCTTCTGACCAGCTTTAGATTCTGGAAGAATGTAGATTCTCTTAGGTTGGCAATACTCGGAAGTATAGCACTCGAGAGAATCGTTCTGGTGCTGGTATACGAATTTCTTCGTACCACGAGCGCCGTCTTCCATAGACATAAAGCGACGATCAGTTTCACGGCTTTCGATCAAGGAGTCGAGAGTCTCAGGAGCTTGTACCATCATTTTCCAGCTGTACTGATCCTGACCAACTTTGACTTTTACTTGACTCATTGCACGTTGAATGTGACGAACGTCAATTGGGTTTCCGCCTGCATCAAACTCGGAGCTTGCGATTGCGCCGCTCATGGTCATGCCATGAACTGTACGACCGTCAGCAGCAACTAGAGATGGCAAACCTGCCATAACTTGTGTAGCTGTACCGTAGTCAGAGATAGAGCTTAGGTTAGGAACGTCGCCTGCATCTGTTTGTGCCTTACGGTACAATACTTCAGTAGCCGCTGGACCTGCACTTAGAGCGGTATTAGCGCCTGCAGTGTTGACAGCTTGAAGAGTAAGAATCTGATTGTCACGATCTTTCTGAACAACTACAAAGTGAGAGAAAGTACCAGTAACAGCAGTAGCAGCAGAAGCTCCGCCAGCTGCAGTTTTAGGCACTACTTTCTGGCCATACTCGAATAGACCTACGTGGCCACGAGCAGAGTCAGAGGCATCCAAAGTAACTGCACATGGGCTGGTAAGAGTAGACGAAGCTACTGTACCGAGAACGCCAGTACCGTCAGCATGGAAGTCTGCAGCGAGACGACGCTTGGAAGCTGAAAGCTTCGAGTCCATCTCAACTTTGATTGGCTCACCATACTTCTCTGGAGACATGATAGCACGTTCGAAGAGGTCGTACTGTACTTCGATAGTAGCACGAATCTCTTTAAACTTAGCTGTATACTCTTGTAGGCTGGAACGATCAGCCGATGGGAATGTAGAGTCAATTGTACCCGGATTTGCATAGTTGATTGCATCAACACCAAACGCTGTCAACAGCATGAAGCGAAGTTCACGAGCTGCCGAGTTGGATACTTTTGCCTTAAGAACCATTTCCCAGTCACGGAAATCTTTTGAGATCTGATTTCTGATACCATCAGAGAATTTGATCTGGAGCAAATTACCGAGTGCTGGAATGTCAATATTACTAAAACTCATTTATTTAATCCTTTCTATTAGATTATCTTTTGCCACTTAATACTTTACTGAAAGTGGACCAATTTTTGAAAATACTTCCGGTATCGCCGGACTCGATGGCCTTTTTCAGTTTCTCTGCATCACTGCTTGAAGCTGAACTAGACTTAACTTTGGACTGCACATTTTCAATAGCTTCCTGCTTTTTCTGTGCAACTACTTGACTGGCCTTCTTCTGAGCCTGTACTCCGATACGATTACGTAATGCGGTAGCAACGGTTCTAAATTCACGGTCAATCAATTCCGGAGAGAGTTCCAACCCTTTCTCCTCATATTGTTCCAATCTTTTCAAGCTGCTGTTCCACAGCATTTCGTCGAATAGGTGCTCATCCTGTGCACTGCCTAGACGATCGGCAAAACGATATTTCTCAAAGACTGGATGTACTCGAGATTCCATCGAGCGAAGCTCGGCTTCCTCTCTTTCCTGCTGAACCTTCGCCTTAAACTCTTCATTTTCCTTACGGATTTTATCAAGTTCTTTGCGTGTTAGATCAGCCTGCTCCTGTGCCTTAATAGCTTGGAGTTCTTCTGGGGTAGCATTTTTCAGGAATTCACGCTTCTCAATTTCCTTACTGATTAGCTCCTGCCATGCACCCTGCCGTCCGCTTAAGGTATCAATCAAATGTTCATGGCCCTTAGAAAACGCATCTTCTAATTTAGCCCAATCTGATTCACGTTCCTTTAGCTTGGCTTCCAGTTCTTTACGAGAAGAGATCTCACGATCACGTTCTGCTTGGAACTTTCTCATACCCGCAGCCGCAGCAGCCATCTTCTTGATTTGCTCACGGTTGGAGTAGTCAATTTCTACTTTACGCTTACGTCCTGTTTCGTCTGTTACAGTGATTACTTCCTTCTCACCAGATGTCCCCGGAGTGGCCTCAGCTTTACTGGTAGCCTTACCAGCTGTAGCTGTCTCCTTGGAGTCCTGAAGGGTGTCCCCACCTTCTCCTTCCAATTCAATTCCGTCCTGCGTAGATTCTTCGGCCCGAACTACAATGTCATCGTCCTCTGATGCATTGCTTAGTGTTCCGAAGTCGGCAACCAATTGCGTATCCCCGAAAGCATCCGCAAATTTGTTACCCTGTTGAGCGCCCGAATTACCCGTACTCATTATACTTTCTCCTGCCGTCCCGTCACACCGGATAGGGATAGGCCATTAGATGTTCCATTTCCGGACAATCCGAAAACTTATCTATAGAGTACACGTACTTATGTCGCCTGTCAACATGTTATACAGTATGTAAACAAAAAAGTCAAGGTCTTCCCCGGAGAGCCGCTAGTTAAGGCTTAAACACCCTATTACCGGATCTAGGAGGAACTACCTGCATATGCACCCAACCTTTTGTATGAGCAGGATCTTCTATCCAAATGCCAAATTCTTCTAATAATTTTAAATTGTTAAGACAGTATTCCGCCAGTTTTCCGTCACGATCTGCAAAGTCAACAGCTAAACATTCCATATGATTGGATTTTTTAGCTGCTCCCTTAACGGTAGCGTTAATGGCTGCGGGACGGTAGCCCGAAGTTACCTTCATGGGCTTACCCCATACGGCCCTAAACTTATTTATAGCCTTCAGGAGCTTTTCTAGATTTACTTCCATTGGCCCAGTAAGAGGAGCTTGCTTATCTCGGCCCATTAGGATTTCATCACGAGATATCATTATACTGGTTGTCCGGGAATTGGTGCAGGTGCTGGGGCTCCGGGAGGTACTTCTTCTGCCGCAGGAGCTGCTCCAGAAGATTTTTCTTGAGCTGCTAATGCTGCCCTATCCTTATTGTGCTGTTTGAGTAATGCCTTAGTTTCTGCGGGCAAGGCTGTAAATTCCTGTGTCATAAAATAACGAAGAGACCATGCAATCATATTTTCATGATCCATTTGTTCTTCGGGAGCAATATAGATTCCCGTTGCAATCATTTCGTCGAAGATTTCTTTCTGTCTATGTCCAGCCAGTTCGAAAGCGTCAAAGATACCTTCGAGATCATTAAGTCGTAGCTTCTTAAGAAGTACTCTACTATCTACCCCTGCTTTTTCAAAGAGAGGTTGTAGTGTAATAATTTGTTGTTGACGAGTAATTGGATCAAGAGACAATGTAGTACCATACTCGCCTACTACATCAAAGCCTCCGTCAATATCCATACCCTTAACATCCGTAGCTTCCAGAGCTTGCTCCTTACCTAGTACGTGAATAGTGCGGCCAATAGACCAATGCTTACGTACAAGATTAAGTAGGGCTTTATATACAGATTCTACACAGGCTACATATTTATTAAACAGACGGTGACGAATCATGTTACCTTGATTGGTAGCATATTGCATGGATGCACCGGATTGCTCACGAGATTGCTGACCAAACATGGATTCATTTACGCCCATGACATCATTGATGCCCTGAATATAATTAACTCGCTCGCTAGATAGCTCCGGAAGTAGTTGTGGAGCTGACATAAAGTATGGAGGCTGATTGCCTGTAATCTTTACAATATCCCACGGACTGTTACCCAGTGCGTCTTCTGAAATTTCTGCAGACTCCGGCAGAATCATACGAGCTGCGCCGTGAGCTTGAATATTATCAAGTCGTGTAGCATCAAGGCGATTTAAATTGTTTTGCAAAGTCATTGCATATTCAACTGCAGACTTGCCCCACAAAGTATTAGGTACATCTAGATCAGTAATAAAGTGATATGGAAGACTTGCTTGTTCTGGTAGCTTTTCAATTTTAGTTTGTTTTACTTCCTCTGGAAGATCTGACATCTCTATTTTAGATGCAGCTCCCTGACGCCTAAATCTAAACGGGCTTGGACGTGGGGATTCAATAATCTCTCCAGAAACTGTAGTAATACAATAACGGCCTAGATATCCGTTTGTCGGTAGACCTGTTTCCCAGTACTCTAATAGCTCTACAGAGTTGTAATGCATGTCTCGCAACTCGGTTTGCATTCCTGTAGAAGTTGGAGTCTTTTCCTGTACACGAGCTTGGTCTAATTCATCTCGTTTCTCGGGCCACCTAGATATAGCTTCTTCGTAATCAATATAAATACGCTCAATAACCCACTTAACGTCGTCCCAACTGCGGGCATCTGGATCTATAAATACATTCCATGTGGAAGGAATAGTAATATCTATATCTCCTTCCAATGTAAGCTCTCCTGTTTCCAGATTAGCTTCTACAATGTCACCCTTCGATGAATCCCAAATAGTTTTAATAAGCCCAGTCCCGTAGACTAGGGACATCAAATTTACTTGGTCAAACTTTTCCTGAAGTTGATATTTACGTAGTGCCCAGCGAACAATACGATCCGCCGCATCTGCTTTACGTTGGTCATCTTGATCGGAAGTCTGTGGACGAACAGCAATCATTGGTGGGTTAGAAGACATTTGTGCATGAATGAAACGTAGATTTTTCATTACATAGCTTGTTGATACGTCTGCATTTGATTGGTCGATATTAGATAAGACTTCTGTAAGCGGGAAATCTAACGTCATATTCGTAGATAGAGAATTACGAGTACCTAAAGAAGAATAAATAGTGCGCTCATTCTGACGCCAAATAGCTTCATGGACTGAACGATCCCTAACGGCATTGTTCCACCGTTTAAGGATTTCAGCCCGAGCCTTGTCGTCATTCCAGATGCTTATCTTCAGAGCCATTAATCACTCTCCTCGGAAACCCCATGCATGCCATATTTCTGTAGCACGGGATCAATCATTTCCATTAGATTCTTGCTCCTAGCATCCTTACGTAGCCTTAGTTCCTTGGCTAGTTTATTTAGCAACTTCCATTCTACATAGGAATCGTGTCCGGAGTCAATCATTTCTATAGCTTGTCGAACTTGTTCCTCTACCGAAGGCTCCTCGTTTGCAACCGCTTGCTTAGTTTTTTCAGAAGAAGGAGTGTCTAGGTCTAGCATTACCTTTATTTTCATAGATCACCTCTTTGTATATCGCCAAAGGGCGAGGAGAATCTTTTTATTTTTCTTTCGTTCTTGTATGGCTCTGTAAGTAATTAAAAAATTTACTGGCATTAATATAGTAAATAAATAAATCCATGCTACCGCCATAGAAAACCCCTTTTAATTCTCATAGGTTTCAGAGACTTACGAGAATTTGGAGAAGCCGCCTTTTCTTCGAGCTTCTTTCGAGTCTCGTTAGCTTCTAGTAGTTTACCATACCACTGATCTACTGTAAAGGATTGGAGTTTTTTCTCCGGCGGAGGTAATACATCTCGTGCATACTGTGCAGAATCTAATAAATGATAACTACTTGAATTTATTATCTTTCCTATTCCTCTATCTGACCAGCGGCAATTCTGAATTTCATCAATTAAATTCATACAATTTGGAGATATCATCATCTTGTTACCCAAATCTTGCTGCAGTCCTTTAATTAACTCTTCTTTTCTATTAGCATTTTTAGAATCTACAGTCATATAGTTGACTCCCATAGAGGAGGCAGTATTTACATACCATGGGGCATAGTCCGAGATTCTGCGAACTATATTTACCCTAGAGGTATAATACTGTACGGCCTTAACAATATCCGTAGGTACTTGAATTCCTTTGATATATTCTGCTAGTATACAGTGCCAGACAGAAGTTTGTGGATCTTCCGCCCATATAGTAAGCCCCGTGGCAGAGCTAATGGCCGGGTCTACTGCTTCCAAATGACGCCACATAGTGCTATATCCTTCTGGCATTCGAACCATTGTATCGTAATCGAAGTGATATACTTGGTCTTCGGCAGTCATCCAATCTCCCTCGAAAATAGCATTACGCTGGTATTCGGGAAGGTGGGCATATCGTTTAATCAATTCTTCTCTTCTCTGAGAATCTGAATACAGAGGATTGTCCAACATTTTAAATCTATATACTTTGCCTTCGGGCGGCTCGATTGAATCTACAAACCTTTGTATACCTACGTTTATAGTAAGCGGAGTAAATGAAAATATAGAATATCCGTCACGAGCTTGAGTACGAACCAGCACTTCTCGGATAAGATCCAAGGTGGGAGGCAATTCGTCTACCCATGTAATATGAGCTACGTAAGATTGCAGCCTTTCCCTAGCTGTGGTTGGGTTTTCTAGAGACTGAAACACAATTCTGTTACCATTATCTAACTCTAATCGCTGAATGGCATTACCCATACGTACTTCTCTATATGTGCCCGGCTCTAAGTAGCTTCGAATCTTCGGGAGAAGCGAATCTTCCAACTGCTTTCCGGTACGGCCAGCAACAATAGCAAGTATAGGCTCACTGCCCCACCCTTGTTGTCCGACTTGTGCTCTTCTTTTTGAAACCAACTCGTGATCTTCCAATAAGATCTGGGTAAGCATGCGAGCCGCTGTCTGAGATTTGCCAGACTGATTGCCTGCTCTTAAATAGTACTGTTTATATTTACCAAAATCGTCGAAGAACTGCTGTTGTGAAGTCGTGGGCCTAGAATCTAGATGTGCAGGATCGAAAGCTTCCTTGCGGCGAATAGCCTCAAGGCGCTCTAGGGCTAGAGCTAATAGCTTATCCTGCGACATTTTACAACTCTTCGAGAACTTCGCAACTTACTACAGTAGCTGTTCCAGTTGCGGCTATAAGCTGTACTCTACATTTATTAAGTAGAGGCAATACTGCCTGATCCCCTGAAACTTCAATGTTCCAACGAATATATGTATCCGTTCCGGACACGGATGCACTCTTTACGTCCACCCAATCACTTCCATTAGCTGTCTGTAGCTTGGCAGTTACCGTACCTGTAAGGCCGCTAACTTTTAATTTGATGATACCATTGAGAGCACCACCTGCCGAGTTAGGAAATTCTTGAGTTACTACAGCTGTCTGAGTTCCAGATACTGCAGCGCCCGCTAGGGCTACATTTTTTGCTGACCAACCATTTGGCATAATTACGCCTCCTTCCTATTGTTAATGTAATTACGTGAATTAAAATTCATACTTTACTTTCTCCTATGTAAGTGACCAATAATGAAAATATAACTTATCCCCTACAGCTAAAGTAGAAGATAAATCTCCCAAAAAAGAAACACGGCTGACTCCGCCTACAGTAGATATACTATAGTCTTCGCCCTCATATTGAACCGTGCCTGAAATACTAACTTGCATACTTTCTGCAATAATTAATCTAGTTAAATTTATATACCCATTTGTAATGTCTATAGCTGTAATAGTTTTAGTTTCTTTATGTGGTATTCTTTTATTTGCACCTAGAGATAAATCTAATCCAGCTAATGCTGCTTCTACATCTGCAGAAGTTCTAGAGTAATTTATAGGAGCAGTAGCAACAGAAACTCCCGCAGCTTTATCCACTAAATTATATGCAATTGTTCCAGTGCCGGTATCAATTGTTTTTTCTCTAAGAGAGCCATAAGACATGGCATCCATCTTAAATGTATCTGTTCCGGTACCGGACGCCTTTCCAATTTTGTAAATTGTTCCAGCAAATGTAGAAGCAGTAATACCGCTATAGCTATTAGAATTTGTAGCAGTTACAAGCCCATTTGTAATTCCGCCGTAGGTACGATCTATGTTTACTACTCTGCAATTATCAATTTCTAGTATATTAATTTTTGGGCCTAAAGTAGATTTTAATTGACTGTTACTGGCCTTTAGACTTAACTGCAATATGCCTGTAGTTGTCGCCCCATCTACGTATGGCATAATACCAATATTGCCGCCGTCTACAGAACAACTATCTAATTCTACAGTAAAGCCGGGAGCCCCTGCAGTATTTTGATATGTACCTACAAGTCCTGCTTGTAGTTGGGCATTATTTACACATACGTAATGCGGACCAATTTGTGTAGACCAATTTATTAATCCCGCAAACTCGACTCGTACTTGTCCCTGAACAATAATACTATTGGAAGTAAATCCATCTTCCATTCCCCCGCCATATCCAGATATTTCAAAAGTGGGAGAACTAAATCCGGTTTGCCATGGATAAGGCAGTGGAGTCATTATGGTTGGATAGTCACTACGATTTGCAGTAACTGTAATTTTTCCCATAATTTTAACGCCGGTTCCGTGGAGCATTATAGCTCGCCGTTTAAATCCTAGAACAACGTCTTCGTTGTAGACGCCCGGAGCAAGTTTTAAAATAATCTTTTCATTTGCCCACTTAGTTACATCCCCTGTTTCTAAGGAGATTTGAGAATATGCATAATTAATAGTTGCATAAGGATTATTATATCCACCATTTCCTGCGGTATCTGTCCCTAGTGCTGGATCTATATAAATCTCTTTGGAATTTTGATAGAGAGTAGGAAGGGGAACTGTTGCCCATGTTAAATCGCCCCGAAGAAATTGACCTGTAGTTCCAGTACCAAGAGAATCTTGCTTAGTTCCTACTTGAGTGTCTACATAGTTCTTACGAGCTACATCAACTAAAGCAACTGGGTCGGCATTAAGCTTAATAGCTTCCGACGGATCTATAAACCTGCCTTTAATTAATGCCATATTGTCCCTCTATACGGGGCATACGCCCACAGTATATATCAGCCAAGTATATAATATGTATTGGAAAAAGGGAAGTATTTATTTAATTAATAAATTAAACAATAATATCAATTAGATATAAAAAAAGAGGCCCCCGAAGGAGCCTCTCTGTTAAGTGAGTAATTAACCTGTGGTTGAGATTTAGATATTGAAATCCATTTCAACTGTAGGGTTATCCATATTTGTATCACGGAGTTGTACTCGATATCTGTATCCTTTTTGTAACGTAAGTTCAAATGGGCTGGTAGTTCCATCTGGACGATCTACAAATGTCCAATTGGTAAGTGGTGTCATCATACCTTGACCTGGGATTAAATAAGATAGAGAATACTTGCTTAAAGGATTAGGTGTTGCTTGTGTATAATTCATTCTAACTTTTGTATTAGCTTCATCTACATAGATAAATTCTACACTTGTAAATATATTTCCAGTTCCTATATTTTCATTAGTTCCCCAAACAACTTCACCATATGTAGTTACTTCAGACGAGCCTCCACCAGATCCGCCGCCGC